ACTCTGTAAATAGTCGGTTAAAAACTGTGTCGGGGTTTAGGGGATTAATGGTGAACGCTAAACGCTGCCCCCACCTGGTAAAAGATTTCGAAGGGGTACAAACTGTAGTCGGTGGATCAGGTGAGATCGATAAAAAGAAGAATATACAACTAACGCATTTATCGGACGCTATAGGCTACTATATCCATAAGGAATACCCAATATCAAAGGGTAGAGCAGTTAGAACCTTAGGAGGCTTTTAGACATGATCTTTAGTGAGTTTGGAGTCATTAAACCTTGCGTTTGGGGTAGTGTACAGCCGACTAAAAAAGATTTAAAGATTATCTGGGTATATTTTACACTTGAAAACAGCAGCACTTTGTGGGACGTATATACGAAAAATAAGAAACAACTAAACAGATTAGTAGGGGGTTTGTAGATATGGGTATTGACGCGATACACGGCGACCTTGAATACCGATTACCTGAATACGAGATGATGGATGATATCATCTCGGGTGAGAGGGCGATAAAGGAAGCAGGAGAGAGATATTTGCCAGCTTTAAAAGGCCAAAATAACAGTGACTATAGTAGTTACAAAAGCAGAGGTAAGTTTTTCAATGCAACAGGCAGGACGCTACAAGGTTTGATGGGCGGCTTATTTAGAAAACCGGTTGATGTAAAGCTACCGCCGTCTGTCGACGCTCTTCGCTCTTCGATTATGTCCACTGGTCAGGATGATTTTACACTGTACAGGAAAGTAGCAGCGAGTATCTTGAAGTACGGCAGAGCTGGACTATTGGTCGATTCATTGGAAAAGAATTCGCCATACATAGCCCTCTATAAACCGCAACATATAACAAATTGGCGAACAGAGTTTATTGATGGAAGAGAGGTTCTTACGCTATTGGTTTTGCAGGAAACAATAGAGGAACCTAAAGCAAATGATCCTTTTAAGCTTGTTTGTGTCGGTAGCTTCAGAGTTTTCAGACTGTTAGAAAATCAGGTAGAGGTTACTGTGTGGAAGGCTGATGAGGATGGCAACTACATACAGATAGATGAGAAGTTTCCAAAAATCAAAGGAAGAGCTTTAGACCGTATCCCGTTTATCTTTATAGGGGCCGATTCAAACACATCTGAGGTTAATAAGCCGCCATTGCTTGATATGGCTTATGTTAATATTAATCATTGGCGGCTATCCGTTGATTATAATCACGGGCTTCACTTCTGCGCACTACCTACCCCATGGAGAGCGGGTTTCGATTCGAGTGAGGAACAAGTAGGGATAGGGCCATTACAATTGTGGGAAGCGTCGGACTACAACGCAAAGTGCGGGTATCTTGAGTTCACCGGTCAAGGCTTAGTCTCTGTATCAAAAGCCATGGGTGAGGATAAAGAGGATATGGCGGTTCTGGGTGCGAGGATAATTGAACAGACAAGGAGTAGAGTCGAAACAGCCGAAGCAGCACGTATAAGACAATCAGGAGAGTCAGGAACGTTAATAGGTATATCAAACAATATATCTGACGGGTTAACCGAAGCGATGAAGTTAGTTGCGAGATGGATTGGGGCTTCAGAGGAGCTATACGTTAAGCTGTCGACTGATTTTGTCGATTCTAAGATGGAACCACAGGAGATAACTGCACTACTATCAACGCTACAAAGCGGCTCCATAAGCTTAGATACCTTTCTATGGAACTTACAACAAGGAGAACTTCTCCCTCCTGACAGAGACATAGAGGATGAAAAGCTTAAGATAGAAGCTGAGGGTAACAGATCCTTTACCAGTGGTAATATGGGAAACACCAAATAATGGTATCAGCAGGCGATAAAATAATAAGTGGCACTCTAAAAAATCAAATGGATGTTTTGCGTTTATCCGAAACAGAGCTTATGAAAGCAGAGCGGCTGCTGATAGATCTTCGCGAGGAACTGATAGCTAAGATAGTTAGTTATGATCCGACATCGGTTAAACGTACAGCTTGGCAACAGGAAAGACTAAAAAAGGTACTTATTGAGATAGATACTCTATCGAAGGCTTTCTTCGATAATCAGAGTAAAAGCATGAACGAAGCACTGTTTGAAATGGGCAGCTATGTTGCAGAAAGCACAGTAGGTATAGTGGATAAGGCAATAGGTGTAAGTGTCATGGATTTTACACTTAGCCCTGAAAAGCTGCAATCGATAGTCACTAAATCGATGATTGACGGTGAGCTTATGTCCCACTGGTGGAGCGGTCAAGCTGATGACTTTAAAAAACGCATAGGGGGCGTGATGACTCAGATCTTAAGTGATTTTCAATCTGGAATGTTACAGGGCCAGGCTTTAGGGTCTATGGTAACTGCGTTGTCGCCTCAAGGCGCTCTTATGGGATACTCGTTAAAAAATATTGAGGCAATGATACGTACTTCGTTTATGCAAGTCGCATCGGATGTTAGAACGAAACTATACTCAGCAAACAAAGATATATTCAAAGGAACTCAGTGGTTATCGACTCTTGACAGACGTACAACTCCTATATGCAGAGCATTAGATGGCTGTGCTTGGGACTTTGATAAGAACCCCGTTAAAGGGGATATGCCATACCACACACCTCCAGCCCACTGGAATTGCCGAAGTACTACAGTCCCCATAACCCTGACATACGATGAAATGATTAAAGGGAAGCCACAATTAAAACAGTTGTCGTCTAAAGAAAGGGCTTCAATGAATGGACCTGTAAGTAGGGATTTAGATTACAACACCTGGTTTAAGTCACTATCAGTCGAAGATCAAAAAGACATTTTAGGCGATGCGAGATACAAACTGTGGGAGAAAGGTAACCTGTCAATGTCTGATATGGTAAACACAAAAGGCAATGCAATATCTATTAAAGACTTAAAGAAAAAAGTTGAAGATACGCGATAAATCTGCTATGTAGTATATGAAGAACTGTAATTTTTAAATTTAAAAACGCTTGGAAAAGCAAAAATTGAAAGGACGAGAAGTCACATGGCTATTAAGTACAAAAGAACATCTGATGGGGCTATTGTAGCCGATGATAAAGGGAATCCAGTTGTAACCGATGACGAAAAGGGTGAAGGCTTTGACTTCGGCATAGACGCCATTCACCTGTATTCGAAGATACCAGCACTACAAGAGGAAGCCAAGAATCACAGACTAAGGGCAAAAGAAGCAAGTGAAAAACTTGAAGCTTTTGGTGATATAGATCCCAGTAAAGCGCGAGAAGCCCTACAGATTACTGCTAATTTGTCAACAGGCGATTTAACAAAGAAAGAAGAGGTTGAGCGTATAAAGCATGAAACAGAGGAAGCTTGGAGAATCAAGTTTGAAGAAAATAAGAATTCCTTTTCTCAGACAGTGAAGACTCTTCAAGAAAAGCATGACATGCTTGAGAAAGATATACAATCCTCTTTGCTGTCTAATCAGTTTGCTACTTCACCGCATTTCAGCGGTAAAGAGCCTACTACCACACTTATACCTGATATTGCTGAGGCGTATTTCGGAAAATACTTTAAAGTTGAACAAGATGATTCCGGAAAGCGTAGAGCAGTAGCTTACTTAGAAGGTAATAAGATCTATAGTAAGTCAAGACCAGGGGATGCAGCCGACTTTGACGAAGCTATGTCAGCTATCATAGAGAATTACCCTATGAAAGATGCTATATTGCAACAGTCAACCGGATCTGGTGCTCGCGGTAGTGGCGGAACTTTTAGGGGTGGGGTAATTGACAGAAAGGATACGAGTGCTTTTAATAGCAATATTGATAAAATCGCCCGTGGTGAGTTAACAGTTCGATAGAGATACTTAGTAGCAGCTTCTACACACATAACAAAAAATTTTGAAGTTCAAATTCAAAAGGAGATAAAAACATGGCAAACGATCTTGATAAAGTAATACCCGTCCTTCTTGCACAAGGACTTATGGCACTACGCGAAAACTCGCTTATGCCGCGCTTGGTGAATACATCTTATTCACCTGAGGCTGCCAGCAAAGGAAATACAATAAACGTACCGATCCCGTCAGCTATTACGGTAGCTGACGTCGTACCAGCTAATATTGCGCCTAACCCTGGTGATACTGCTCCTGCTGATGCGCCTATTGTTCTATCAAATTGGAAAGAAGGTTCTTTCCAGTTGAGTGATAAGGATCTTGCGGAAGCTATGAGTGGGATAATCCCTATGCAAGCATCTGAAGCGATTAAGGCCATCTCAAACCAGATTGACCAGGACTTAATGTCACTGTATAAGGACGTATATGGTTTTGCTGGAGTACCTGGTGCTACGCCGTTTGCATCAAGCACAGTTGAAGCAACCGATACGCGTAAAGTGCTTAACAAGCAGCTTGCGCCTTTAAACGACCGTCGTTTCGTACTTGACGCTGACGCCGAAGGTAATGCGCTTAACTTAAGAGCGTTTCAAGATGGATCTTACAGCGGTGATGTTTCAGCGATCATAGATGGCAAGCTTAACCATAAAATTGGTTTCGATTGGTTTATGGATCAGAACATTCCCACTCACACAGTAGGCACACAAAATGGTGCTTATGTTGTTAATGGAGTTAACGCTCTTGGCGCAACAACACTTAACGTAAAAACAGGTACGGGAACTCTAACAGACGGTGATATTTTAACAATCGCTGGCGATACGCAAACTTACGTAGTCACTACTCTTTATACCCCTGGTGGAGCTGGAGCCGTTTCAATATCACCGGGTTTAAAGGTTGCTACTACTGGTGATGAAGCTATTACGGTAAAAGGAACAGCAAGTACTGGTTATGTTCAGAACTTAGCATTCCATAGGGACGCTTTTGCTTTTGCTTCACGTACACTACTTGAAACTGGCGAGGGATTAGGCCACTACATGTCAGCCGCAGATAAAGTTTCGGGGCTCACTCTTCGTTTAGAAGTATCGCGTGAATACAAAAGAACTCGCTATTCATATGATATTCTGTATGGCTTTGCTACGATACGACCTGAGCTGGCTTGTCGCCTTTGGGGTTAATTCTAACAATTATCGATAATAGACCCATGGTAAAGTTACCATGGGTTTAAGAGGGGCGCTTTATGACTAAAAAAATAGAAACGGTTGCTATAAACCGTAAGGGAGCCCGAGTCGTGATTAATTGTTGTGACTTTAGGAGCGGGCAAGATGATCTCTGGGAAGATTATCTGAAGAGCATTAAAAAGAGCAAGATGAAGAAAAGAGTTACAGACGATAGTTGCGATGAAGAGTAGGCGTAACATAGTATTAGGGGAGCAAAAATCATGAAAGAGATCTTTCACAGGGCATACCCCCTCGGTGGCCGCGATTACTTAAACGTTGATGCGGATAGACCTCGTACTATTACGTATCCTGGCACATCTGGAGTACTCGATGCAAAAGAGTATGAAACAAATGCGCTGAATATCTTGTTAACTTCATCTTCTGAAGTTGAGTATACTATACGAAATCCGAATATTGGAACGATGTATATTATAGAAGCCGCTGGAGCGGGCGTTAATGATCGCACTATTACCTTAGAAAATTGCACTTATAATGAGACTGAGAGTGATACTGTAGTTCTGCAAACGCAAAATTCAAGTGTAACGCTATTATGTGTTTCAGAAAATAGGTATACCGCCCTTTCTGCGATCGGTGTAACTGAGATGTCGGGGGTTGAGCCGGTAGCTGTCACAAAAGTAACAAAGTCTGAAAGAGTAACGCTTACGTTTGATTCTGACTCTACCTTTAATATTGGTGCAGCTCTACCAGCGGGTGCTACTGTAAACGATGTTATTATACGTGTAGTAGAAGAGTTTGATGGAGTAACTGAATCCACGCTAAAGATTGGAGATTCATCTGTTGATGATAGACTGTGTACTGCTTCTGACGTTTATCTTACAAGTTTGGACGAGTATACGGTTGATATATACTACAAATATATCACTGAAACGCAAATAGTTGGTACATACAACCAAGATGGTGCTACGCAAGGTATAGCGTACATCGAAATTTTTTATTCTATTCTATAAAAGGAGACAAGCATGACTAAAAAGTACAGACAAAGTGGAGTGAGTAATGTCCTTGAGTTCAGTAAGGGCGGAGCAAAAGTTAAGAACAGTTCAGGAGCTATTGAAGCACGTAATAACGGCGACTCTGC